ATGCCCCGCCACTTGTCCGGAGCGATCTTTATCCTTTTTCACAAATTTTTCAAGTTCGACCGCATCAAATTTCCATCTCCCGCCGATTTTATACCCCGGGATTTCGTCTTTTGCCGCCTTTTCGCGTAAAGTAACCTGGTGCATATTAAGAATTATTGATGCCTTTACGATGCCTATCAGTTCCATATTTACTCCAATAAAAAACCGCCCAAAAGGGCGGTCTAAATTAATCGTCTAAAGCGTTTTTCATGGCATCTAGCCATGCTTTAGCGTCAGATTCGGCGCGGAAACAATTACCGCTTAAAATGGAGATGTCCGTCATGCAATTTGCGTGCATTTTTACTATCGTCCCATTATGGTAACCACCAATGCTGTAGTACACCTCTCCCTCTTTAGGCTTAAACGGCTTAGGCAGCGTAACGGTGATTGTGTCGGATTTTGGCACGGGGTCTTTGTAAAATTCCCACTCTATTTTATGGCTCGCAAAATACAGATTATCCTCCCCGCATTGCATCACATAATCACCATCCTTTGTTTTTGCGATAACAAATGCTTTTTTGCCGATTGCATCAAGCGGTAGATTTTCCTGATAAGCCTTTTCCAACACCTGTTCGGAGTTTAGTTCTGGCTCTTCGTACATGCCGACAATATCCCATCCACTTTCGCGGTTTAGCCAATATTTGCCATCTTTGCTCCAATTACATAAATTGCCCTCATACTCCCCAACAATATAGCTATTGCCATCTTCTGCACCGACTTTGCTAAGACCGACTACATACGCTTTTTGTCCATTGCGTAACTGTATAGACGCACCATTCAGCGCCTCTTGTAAATCAAACGGTTTCATAAATTCTCCTTAAAAAAAGACCGCACTTTTGCGGTCGTTGGTTATTCGGTTGGTGGTGGCGGGAGTGGTTGCCAATGGGTAACACAATAAACATCCCATCCATCATACTCATCCCACACCCCGATATCATACTGACCGCAATTATCACACCACACTAAAACAGGTTTAGAGCGATCACCGATTAACGGAGGCAATCTATCACTACACTTAATCCAGTTGCTCATTTTAATCCCCTAGCAATATATATGGATTTAATCCGCTTATAATGCTCATTTTTGAGTTTTTGTACTGCAAAAATAGCGTTACACTTATCTTCGTCGCAAAGATAATCGCCTTTTATTGCTTTTATTTTACGATCAACCATTTTTGGATATTTAGCGACCATAAAATGAGTTAGCCTGTTGCGCAATCTGTGTCTTAAAATTTTTTTATTTTTACCCATGATCAATCAACCCCTTTAACAAATAGCATCCAATGAGTATTATTTAGTCGTCCTGATTTATGCCCAATTATCGGATCAACACCGATAACGGACAGAATCTCTTTTACTGTGATTTGCGTTTCCGCCCACTTAAAAATAAGCGATCCGCCGTCATCAAGCACCCTCATACATTCATCAAAACCTTTTTTAAGCTGCGTTCGCCAATCCTCGTCAAGCCGTCCGTATTTTTTGACTAACCAAGATTTGTCACCGCCTTTTATTAAGTGAGGAGGGTCAAAAATAACGCATTTGAAAGATTTGTCCGGATAGGGCATGTCCATGAAATCGTGTATAACGTCTGGGTTAATTGCAAGATGTCTATCTTTACCCTTATCCTTAAATGTAGTTTTTAGCTTGCGATTGTCGGCAAATAAAACATGTGGATTTTGCTTGTCAAAATGAAACATCCGCGACCCGCAACAAGCATCTAAAATTGGCTTGTAAGTCATAATTACCTCAAAATAAAAGACGCTCACTTGGAGCGTCTTTGGGGTTGGTTAAATACTGCTGTGTTATCTGGTAAATATCCTTAATTAATTCAAGTGGGATATTTGACCGTTCGTTGTAGCTTTTCGCAAAATCTCCCCATTGTTGCAATGGCTTTGACTGTCGATCATGCTTTAAATGTAGATTGATATTACTCTTAAATCGAGTGGGCTTTTTGAGTGGATAACCGTAACAGTTGTAGTGGGCTAAATTATCAAACTGGATAGCAAAATTTAGAATATCGCTAATGTAGTGCCAAATCTTACTACTTGCAGGATTTTCTATAACATAGACTTTCGGCTGATACCGCTTGATGATTTCAATCGTGTTGTATATACACAATTCCCCGTTAATCCTATTCATAAATGAGCGGTCATACTTGAATTGGACATGCGGTAAATCATAGTCTTTACGGCTTCGCACTGTGAATTTTGATAACTCACGATTGATAGCGCCCGTTTCTTGTTTCCACGAAGCGTTACCACCCCACATAGCACTTGCGATAGACCAGCTTTCACATGGCGGACTGGCAATAATTAAATCTGGACGTGGTAACTTATCCAGTGTATCAAACAGGATATTATTGCCAAACATCCTGGAATAATCAGCTAAATTCAGGTTTATGAAATGGTCGTTCTTATTTTCGATGTCAATGCCAACGGGGTATATTTTTATTGCAATGCATTGCATTGCATTGCAGCTTGAGTATAGCAGCCGTTACCGCTATCAAATAAAGCCCAAACAACCATTAATCACCCCGTTTTTTTGTAATTCACCACTGGCAACACATCAACAAGCGGACGTGCCGTGTTGTAATCTTGCGGTACATTAAATTGACTTTTAGCCCACTCAACAAAATTATTTACGTAGTTATTAACTACCGCAGGATAGTGTGCCGATTCCGCCGTTCGGATAATGTCATTTCGCAACTCAGAGCCAAACATAAGCCAACTGTATTTAGCGTCATCTAACGCCAGAGTAACAGACGACGGGTCGCCACTATTCATACGCATATAAAAATAGCAGCAGAAAATATCTACAAATCTTGAGTAGGGGATGCTGATATTAATTTCGTTCATATTCTCACCTAAAAAATACCCACTCCGAAGAGTGGGTGCATTTATTAAATTTCTACCGTACCAATATTTACTTTTATTTCGGTATCTTTTAGCGCGTCAGTTAATTTTTCGGCAAATTCTTTCGCGATTGCTTCCTGAATTTGTTCCGCTTTAATCAAACGCGCCACCAATACAGGAGCATTGCCACCGGTAAGGATTGACAGGCGAAGCGTAAATGCTTGACTATCTAAGCCTTTGTATGTGTGCGTGTTGAACACAAAATATTTCGGTAACTGCAATTTGCTTTTGGCTTCTACGCTTTCCATAGCTGATTTAGATGCCGCAAAGTCGCCGACTTCGTGTTCTTCGTTACGCGCATAATCAAGCGTAATTTTGCGCACTGCTTGGACTGCGCTTGTTAAAGGCAATTTGTCTTCATCGTCGGTATAAGCCGTGATGTAATCGCTCCAATCTTCCAGCCATTCGGAAAATTCACGCTGATCGCATTTTGAACCTTGGAAGTCGCATAACGCTTTAAACGCAGCGGTCTTTTCCATTCGTAACACTGCGCGGTGTTGAGCGTGTAACGGCGCTTCACGGCTGCCGACATCAAACACAATTTGGGCACCAAGATTTTTTTCATCAATAAAACATTGTGCGTCTTTCTGCTCGTGCGCTTTCGCGTAAGCAATCAAACTATCAAAGTTGTAAGTGTTGAACGTGGCCCGGAAGTTGTTACGGTGTTTATTGTGCTTTTCGAGCGAATGCACCGTCATGTTTTCCGGCAGAATTGCGATAGGATAATCACTATTTCCGACACGGACGCTTGATAACACTAAGTCTTGGATTTGCTTTAAATTTTGTTCCATTGTTGGATCTCCATTTGTTTGTTGTTGATAAAAAAATTACCGATAATTAATGCGATTAATTAGGGCGTTTTAATGTTGCTTTTTGTTCAAATGCCAGATCGTCACTACCTTGAAACATTGGCATTTGATCTTTATCAGGGGTTACGCTTAATGCACCGCCTTTATGAACGAACATCGGTGTTGCGGTGGTGTCTTCTTCGGCAGATTTACCGCGTTTTGTCGGCTTGACATAACTTAGCTTGTGCTGAATTTGAACTGATGGATTGTCGCTATCCGCTTTCTTCAATGTGAATTCAACTTTCACTGTGCCTTGTTTATCGTGCGCCAATACACCTAAAGCCACTTCGGAAAGTGCGGTAGCAAGTTTGTTTTCAAAGATTCCTGCGTCTAATTCGCCCAAGAATTCATGAACATCTGTTTTAGCCATTTTGTTTTCTCCTGTTTTGGATTGTTGATTGATTTTGAAGTAATAAAAAAGCCACTATTTGTTAGTGGCTTCGGGTGTTTTGTCTTGTGGTACGTTAGGAATTTGAACCCAATCGTCCTTAATTGCTGATTTATTCCAAAGTGTCCCATCATCACATAGTGCTGTTAATGACCAAAATAACTGATGGAATTGTGTTTCTGGCACTACACTTTCAGATATTTGTATAATTTTTCTAACCATTTTTATAAGCCCTCAATGTGTTTAAAAATTGCGGAATTAATTTGTTAAATGCGGTCATCAGCGCTTGATCACGATGTGCGGTGAAAATGTAAAGTGGCTGTTTTTGGTACTCCGGGCAGTAGCTCACAAAATCCCAGGTGTCATAGCCCGTCACCCACAAATTAGCCTGAACTTGGATTATGTATTCAGACGGAACGCCGCCCTCTAATAAGTAGCGAATGTGCGTACTCATTTTCGGGCATTTGATTTCCAAGCCTTTTTTGAGCTCAGGAATTAGTCCATCCGGGCTAACCATCACTTCTTTGTTTTCATCAAGATATACACCGCCGACTTGCGTTACGGCATTTCCCGTGATGAATTCATAGGCAGAACGGGCAAGCGGCTCAAGTTGATTTCCACGCTCCATGAATCGTGACTTAAAAGATTCGTCTTGTAGTCCGATTATGCTTTCTTCGATTAGCTCCGCCATATACTTGATTTGCGCGCTTGATTTTTTACCGGTTGCCGTCACAATGTTTTCAAAGCCCGTTGCGGTGGGAATACCTAAACGGGCTTTTAACCATTCTTCCGACCCTTGTTCGCAGTCAAGTGTTATTAGACCGTCAATCATAGTGGGATGTCCTTACCCAAATTATCATCTTTGGCTTGTTGCTTATTTAGCTTATCTAGCAGTTTATTAATTATGCGTTCGGCGTAAATTTTATGAATTTGCTCAATACTTGGCGCATTACCGGCGGCGGCTAATAAACCAACTATGTCAGAATTGGTAACTTCAACCAGATTTTTAATCTGTTCAATTTGCTCATCCGTAACCAATTCGACGCTTTGGCCGTTGATAATATTTGAGTTTTCAGGCGACAATTTATTTTCTTGATGATTAACCTGATCTTCGTTTATTTCTTCGGCGGTAATCACTCCGCCAAGCTCATCAGGAAACGCTTTTCGTAATGCTCCGGCTTCTGCGCACTTGGCTAATTGACCCCGCGGACGTTTACTCCACATTGAATTTAGCTTACCTTCTTTGGTTGTCGCGCAGGCTTCGCTAAAATACTCGGTGTGCGAAAATGCGCAACGCTCTCCGTTAATAAAGCGATATACAGTAACACGACACCACTCAGGAGCATCCACTCCTTTGAAAGATATAGTCTCACCGAAAACCGGTTCATCTTGCCCTGCCATTTGTCCTGTGCGAAAAGCGGTTATGCGTTGCTCGTAAATGCCCGGCATAATCACATCACGCCATATTTTTTTATCGTAAAGCTTACCATCGGATCCCCTTTCTTTCTCGCCGGAAAGGGTTACTTGCATTGGTACGATATGGCATGGCTTCTTCAGAATGTCTAACTTACGAGCCTTACAATAATCTACCGCAAGAATAATGCTTTCATCTTTAGCACCGGGAAATACACTATTTTGTAACGTACTCCAAACAGCGAGATCGATATTTCTTTCTTTAAGAGCGGTTTGAATGTTTGCTGGTAATGTCATTTTATTTATCCTTTAATTCATTTTTCTTAGGGATACGTTATCGCCATATTGCACTTTAACTTTGCGAGCCAAGGCGATTGCTTGTTCTTGCGTGCCGGTAAATGCAATACGAACCTCGAAATTAAATGTCGGCTCATCAGAAAGTGCGGTCGAATTTTCTTGTGTTTTTTCTACCGCACTTTGTGTTTCTGTTTCGGACGCAATGGCTTGTGATTCCGCTTTTGCTTTGGCATCTTCTTCGGCTTTTGCTTTTAACTCTGCCTCACGCTGTTGTTCGGCATTTACTCGCTCCGCAATAATTGGCTCAAGGTCGTCCGTGCCGGCAACTAATTGCAGTGCGTCTCTAAATAAATGCTCGTAGGCAATCGGAATCATTTTTAAACGTGCTGTAATTCGAGCTGACTCTTGGGCTAATTCAGCAAGAATTAGCGTTTTTTCGGCATTAACCGATTTAACTAATCCATCGAGCTTTCTTTTGTTTTTTGTTGCCTCTTCGAGGCGGTTTGTTATCGCTGATTTCGGCATAGTTTGCTCAAGCGCAAGAGAGACCGAACTTTCGTACTTACTACGGATTTCCGAAATTTCATCAAGCGCACCATTGATGATGTTTTGCTTAATTTCTGATTCTTTTAATTTAACCAGCTTGTCACGTGCCAAACGCTCTTGTCTAAACCGCTCTGCAATATTTTCAGCGGAGGCGATTAATGCCGCAATCTCACCGCTTTGTGCCGACTTAATAGCCGCACGGATTTTATCTTCAACCTCTTTCAAGGTTTTAACTTCTTCTTTTGCGGCCGCGAAGTCATCATCTGTTTCAAACTTGTTTGTGAGCGTTGCAAGAAATTGCTCGGCTTGTTTTTCAAACTCCACAATATTTGTGGATAACACTTTACTTTCGGTTGTTAAAACTAAATTAAATTCGGTTGTCATTTTCACCCTCTCCCATAACAATTAGATCCCCAATACTCACAGTCGCCGTCTTCCGGTTCGCGCCAGTCTTCGGACGGTTCGTCGTTTTCCGCTTCGTCACAGTCGAACTGATCGTAATAATCGTGGTCGCTGTCGCATTGCCACGGCGATAAAATTCGGCGCGCCATGTTTATTGCTCCTGCGTTGCCCGCACCATGTCGGTTTGTTTTTGTACGGTGTAACGTACTAATTCCGCTTCGGCCGCGGGAGTTAAGTTTGGCTGCCAATCACCATGCTCCTCGCGCCAGATTTTGCGTGCTTCGGCGCGGGCGTCGGTTTGGATTTGTCGGCTGACAGCATCGTCGTGCCAGTCTGTGTTAGTGGCATACGCAGGGTGAAAAGCGATTAAAATCATCACCGCTATTGAACGTTTTGTATTCATTTTCATTTCCTTTTTACAAAAAAAGCCCGCATATTTCAGCGGGCAAATAACCATAAGGAACCAAAGTCATGGAATACATAAGTTTTAAGCCCTCATGCTCGGCTAATCGTAAGATGTTAAAAGCAAATCAGGGAAAGTGACTATTTCTTCTAACAATTCTTTAATGGTTTTTTCTATTGAAATAGAGCTTGAGTCTTCCTTGACTGGGTATTTTTGGTTTAAATCAACCTGTCCATAAAGGTTATCTCTTAAAATTTCCTCGCGCTCTTTTTCGGAATAAAACGCATGAAGAATTTCTTCTAAGGAGTTTCCAGCATAAATTTCTGTTTCCTCTCCAACCCAGTAAACAGACTGCATAGCTCGGATATCTTCAATTGCGCATTTAACACATGCTGACAGCGTGCCATATCTAACCGTAGTAATTAATCCATCTCTCCCTACTACCATTTCATAAGTTCCGTATTCTCCGTCATTACATATTGATGGCTTGTAATGCTCAATAAATTTAACTATCTTTGCTTGCTCAACAAGATACTCATATTCATTTTGAGAAATTGTAATTGTTGGATTTATCATTGCATTGCTCCTTAGTTTCCTTATTGCCATTTCAAAGCACACTTCATCTATCATTCGCAACGGTTTCACTTGCCGTTGTGTCTCTGTACTTCAAATGTGCTTTGAAATATTTCCCCACTGCGAATTGACTTTCTGTAACTGTCAGTTTTTCACTGGCCTCATCTTTCAGTGGGATTTCCGTTTACTCTCATTATGTAGGGTAGGGCTTTTAATCTACACGACCGCATAATGCCGTTATGAGTAAACTTCTTGTAATCTGATTTTTAAAGAACGAATTAAAATTTTTATTCAAGCCCACCACAATGGGCTTAGTAAAAACTTTATATTTTTTTAATCTCTTCTAGTTTTACGGGGAACCAATAACATTCATTGTTTAAGTGGATAAATCTTTCTGAATTCACGTCTTTAACACCTTTAGCGAACCCGATGATTTTGTATGGACCAAACTTAATTCCGTTTTTATTTGTGTAAGTAACAAACTCATCAACTACAAAATCACAACCGTTTGGAGCTTTATCGCTAATTCCTTTTTTAAAGTTTAAGATCTCAATCATTTTGTTCACCGTGTATCTCGTTTGGATGGGTGTATTATATAAGATATCTTATACATAGTAAAGCGATTTCTTATAGAATTTTATATAAAATCTATAAATATTCTTATA